CGGTCTCCATCAGGGCGTGGAAGGTCTTGGCGGCGTGCTCGACCTTGCGCCGCCGCTCCGCGATCGGGTCGCGGCCATGCGTGGTGCTTGACGGCGTCTGGGCCTTGATGTCCTCGGCCTCGGAACGGTGCTTGGACGCCTGCGATTGGAAGACCGCGGCGCCCGCCCGATGCCGGGCGGCGGCGGTCTTGTGCGCCGCCGCCTCCTTGTTGCCGTCGCCGGAGGCCTCCACCGCACTGGCTTGCGCGTCGGCGGCCCGCGCCGCGTGGCCGCTGGCCTCGGTGCGTGAACGCGCCGCGTGCGAGCGCGCCTCGGCGGCCATGGCCCGGTGCTGCTGGATCTGCGGCGAGGACACCTCGTGGCCCTGCGCGCGCAGTTGCGCGATCTCCTTGGCGTGCAAGGCGACGCTCACGCCGTGCTGGGCCGCCTGCTTGCGCGCAGCCGCGGCCTGTGCGTTGTGGTACGCGTAGGCGACGCGATGCTTCTCCGCCTCGGGATTCGCGCTGATCGCTGAGACGGAAGGCGCTTTCCCCGGCTTCTTTTCCAGGGCCTGACGCATCGTGGCGGCTTTCTCCGCGTGCACGGACGCCCCGCGCGTGTCTCCCCTGGCGGAGAATTTCTGGTGCTCCTGCTCGTGGTACTGGGCAAGCGCGGCGAGCTGTTCCTGGCTGTGCGGAATCTGCGCCCGCGCCGCCGGGGACGGCTGCGCGGCGGGTACAGGGCCTTGATGCAAATGCGCGTGCGCCGCGGAGTACGCGGCAGCCGCGGAGGGTGCGGAGGGTACGGGAGTCTGCGGTGCCGCAAGATGCGTCACAGGCGCCTCCTGCGCAGGCACCGCCTTCGCGGGGCTCTTCGCCCCAGCCGCCTTGGGGGATGCTGGCGCCGTCGCCGGAAAAGTGCCGCCGCCGCGGGCCTGCGCCTCGCGGTGGGTCGCCTCGATGCGCGCCTCGTGCTTGGCGGCGACGCCTTCGTGGAACGCCTTGATCTTCGGGTCGGACGCCGACTGCGCCTTGGTACGCGCCGTCTTGATCTCCGCGCGCGCGTCAGACACCCGCCGGTTCTCGGCGGGTGTGAACGACGGCTCGCTGGCGGCCATGCTCAGTCGTGAATGACTTCGGGCGCCATGCGCTGCTGGTGGTGGCCGTTGCGTACGACAGCCTCGTACTTCTGCTCGGCGATGTGCGAGGTGCCGTGCGCGAACTCGCCCAGGAAGGACGGGGCGTCCGGCCACGCGGCGGACCCGAGGTGGGCGCGCTCCTGCATCGTCTCCTGCGGAGGCTTCTCGTAGACATTCATGTTGTGGTTGGGACGGTTCGGCGGCGTCTTGTAGCCCTGCATCGCGCCCTTGACCATTTCCCGCGGAACGTCTGTATCAGTGCTGACGCCCTCCTCGAAGCGCAAGACACCGCGCCGCTCGGGATTGGACGTCATGACGGACTCGAAATGCGTCGCCGCGCGCTCCTCGAACTGGGGAGCCGGAGAAAGACCCATGATGTAAACCTCCTGGTAGGTCAGTTCTATTCTCGTCAGCGTTCAGGAGGATGTGTTAGGGCTCGTCCACCGCGGACTGCGCGGCGGCCAGGTGTGCGTCGCGCTGCACGGCGAGGATCACGACCAGCCGCCACAGGGTGATCCCGGCGACCAGAAACAGACTCGCGCCGTAGTACCAGGCGAAGAACACCGAGCTGAGCGACAAGCCTGTGAGCTGGTGCAGCGTGCCCGGCAGCAGCGCGATGGCCAGTCCGGCGTCCAGGGACGCCATCGACACGCCGATCGGATGGCGCCACCACGGAGCCAGGAAGCTGTATCCGATCAGGAACACCAGTGAGGAGAAAAAAGCCGAGAGCACCGCGGCCTTGTCGAAGTCAACTACGGTCATGGTGACCACCTCCCGATTCGCGCAGCATCCATTGGAGCCGCAGGCTGAAGTTGTTCTCCTCGCGCAGTTCGCGCAGCTGCTGGCCGAGGCTGCGCACCTCGGGGATGCGCCGTGTGCTGGCCGCGAGCGCGCGCTGTGACTCCTCGACGGCGGCGGTGGCCTTGCGCAAGGCCTCGGCATCGGGAACGGTGGGCGGCTGCCGCCTGCTACGCCACATGAGTCGCATCGGGATCCGCCTCGAACTGGGTGATGGAGGGAAGCGCGTTAAGGACATGGGTCGTGGTACGCGCCGCTTCCATCAGCACGCCGACATGAGAGTCCGTCTGGCGCTGCGCCGCCATGGCCGTCTCGTAGGCGTGCTGCCACATATCGGACTGGCGCTGAAGCGCCCGGATCTGCACGTCGCGGTCGCTGAGGCGGTCGAGCATCTGTCGGCGGCTGACCAGGCGCCCGGTCAGGATCAAGACGATGACCAGCGCCAGCAGCACCCCGGCGCTGGTCTGGAGCGCGGAGAACCCGAACAGGGTCATCGCGCCGCCGCCCGCAGGACCTCACTGTGGCTCGGCGCGCCGTTGGGATGGTGGCGGCGGCACACGACGAACTCGGTACCGGCGACCGGATGGCGGCCTATACGCCAGCAGCCGCGTACGTGACAGTTGTGCTTGCGCACGTTGGACAGCAGCGCGCCCAGGATCGCGGCTTCGCCGATGTCGCCGCCGACGCCGGACCAGAAGGCATACCAGCGCCCCGACATGTCGTCGAGCGCGAGGATGTGGATCAGCAGGTTCACTGCGCGTCCTTGGCGGCCACGAACTGCGCCGCCGCCGCGGAGCCCAGCTTGCGGAAGCGCAGCGCCTCCCACAGGGCGGCGGGGATCACGTGGACGCCGAAGTGGCTGATGTGGTGGGCCGCGCAGAGCACTTCGAGGTTCCCGGGGGACTCCACCCACGCCTGGAAGTCCGCGTCGTCGGTGAAGTGAAGGCCCAGCAGCTTCTGGACCCGCGCCGGGTCGGTGTTGTTGATCTGGGAGAACTCGACGTGGGAGTGGTGCAGCTGAGGGCCGCCGGAGCACAGGTCGTCGTCGATCGCGCACTTCCACAGGCCCTGGCGCTTCAGGCGCGCCTTGGCCTGTTCGAACAGGTGGTAGTGCGGGTCGTCCTCGCGTGGCTCGTGCTCGGGGACGTGGGTGACCAGGTGCAGGGTGAGTCTCTGGTCATGTGCGGCGGTCACGGCGTCTCCCGGTGGTGGTGTCCCTCCCACCAGCGTAAGAAGACAAATGACATGAGTGTTAAGCCGCTTACGCTACAACGTGAAGAGAGGCGGCCCCCGCTCGAACGGGAACCGCCTCTTCATGCGTCCGGTGCGTGCCTGGCGAGACTCTCCGGAAACGCGTTCATCCTACACGCGTCAGCGGTTCCACACCGCGAGGTACGCCGAGACCGTGAACGTCGGGGTGCCGGTGCCGCCGATGGTCAGGCCCAGGCGCCCGCCCGGGAAGAGCGGTCCGGTGGCCGCAGCGGTGTATACGACTCCGGTGGCCGCGAGAGCGGTGGTGGTCACCGCGGCGGTCGGGTTGTACGAGGTGCCCCCGTCCACGGACTCGAAGTAGCCGACCGTCAGGGTCGGAGAGCTGCCGCCGGACAGGGCGGAGATGTTGACGATCAGCTTGACCTTGGCCGCGGCGATCATGTACGGCAGCGAGAAATACCCGGTGGTGTCGGTGACGGTGACCGCCGCGGCGGACAGCAGGGTCTGCACGTATCCGTCCGGGTAGGCGTTCTGACCGCCGATGTCCAGCGGGAGGTTGGAGAGGGTGAGGGCGACGGTCATGGGAGTCCTTCCATAGGAACGTCAGGGTGCGACGAGTCAGCTACGGAGGGGTGGGGCGGTCTCCTCTAAGGCTAGAGAAGCACAAGCCCAGGATGTTAATGGCCTTGCTATACGTTCTTCGCGGTGCCACCAGGAGGAAGGTATACATTCCTCCTGGCGCTGGCGGCGAACTTGCGCCGCGTCCGGCCGGGATGGTGGAATACCCGGGCACGGCCCTGCTCGCGTGAGGTCCGGGTACCGAAACGCCGAAACCTTTAGTCGGGGTACAGCGATCGGTTACGAGAGCCCCCGTTAGCCGCGGGGGCTCTCGGCTATCTGCGGAAGATGTCCCCGGACTGCTCGACCTCCGGCATCACCGCGTCCACGGTCAGCGCCGTGGCCAGGGCGAGGGAGTCCACGTAGTCGTCGTGCGCGTCCGGCTCGCGCGGCGCCGCCACCAGCACGTTGGGACCCTCGTATTTCAGCTCCGCATCCTCCATCTGGGCGCGGAACCGCCGATACGTACGCAGCCTCCGGGTCTTCGCATGCCCCGGCCACGCGATGTTCCCGCTGCTCATCAGGCTCATCAGGTGCTTCCAGCGCGTCGATTGCGCCCCACGGTCCGACGGCATCGCCACGATGTCCACCCCCGGCAGCAGGACCTTGAGCCTGGAGATGACCACGTCCCCGATCCCCCCGCTGTCCACACCGATCGACAGAACGCTGTAACTGGCCAGGAACTCCACGATCCGCGCGAACTGCACCTCCCAGTCCAGACCCGTCAGGTCCAGCCAGTTCAGGATCCGGTGCTCGTACTGGCCGAACTCGTCCGGATAGTCCCAGTTCACCCAGACGACCGTGACCACGGTCGAGTCTTGCTTGCGCGCCGGATCGATGCCCACCAGGACCGGGCTCTTGTGCCAGGCGCGCACCACCTCCATCGAGAGGTCCGCCAGCTCGTCCATCCGCTCGCCGGTGGTGAACATGCCAGTCTCCAGCAGCCAGATCAACCGGTAGGACAACTTGAACTCGTCGGAGTCCTCACCGATGCGCAGGATCTCTTTGGAGACGAACTTCTTGTAGTTCGCGTTGCTCTTCGAGACCAGCTTCCAGTCGGCCTCGAAGTGGTTGACCCGCCCGCGCCGGGAACCGGCCGCTCTCTTATTCTTCTGGATCTGCCGGTAGAACACACCCTTGGTGTACGTCGGCGTACCGGTCCACACCATCGTCGCGTTCGTAGACGCACCCATTGGTGTAATGGACTTGTTGACCACGCGCTCGTCGGCGTCCTGCGCCTCGTCGATCAAGATCAGATGGTAGGTGCGGCCCTCGATTTTCGCCCGCGGATGGCAGGTCGTCTTGCGTACCAGGCTCAGGGATCCGGCGCGGATCAGGCGCAGCTCCCGGCCCTTGGATACGACCTTGATGTTGATGTCCGGGTCAGACATGATCGCCAGCGCCCGGTCGGAGGTCAGGCGCTGCACGATCCGGCCGAACAGGTTGTCGGCCTGCTCGTCCACCGGGGCGAACGCCCCGACGAGCATCCCCTCGGCGAACTTCTCCAGCAGGTCCGGGAACACCACCGCGAGCACCGGAAGCATGATCATGCAGGCGGCAACAACGTTAGCTACAGTCTCTGATTTACCCGACTGCCGGCTGAAAAGCGCAGTGATCGTTTCGCCGTCCCCGATCACCAGGGACTCGATCACCCGGCGCGCGAAGACGACCTGGTACGGCCGCAGCGGATGCCCGGAGACCTCGTCCACCACCACGAGCATCCGCTCGACGATGTGATCGACGGCCTCCTGCGAGAGGGGATCGAGGACGACCTCGGAGGCGAGCCGCGCCGTCTGCTCGGTCGCGGTCTCGTCGGAGTAGACCTCCAACACATCGTCGAGGAGCGCTGCGCTCATTCACCCACCTCTCAAGCCCCGGATATACCGAGGCTATGAGCGGATATGGCGAGGTTGTTAGTGCGCCGCGCACCGAACCACAATCAGCGCTACACGAGACTGTGACCTGCGTGTATGCTCAGCGGCTATGAAGACCTCAGCCGCGGGCATGCATGCGCTCCCGCCGGAAACACAGCTGCACGTCCTGTACCGGCAGCTGTTGTACCCGGGTGTACAGCTGCACGTGTGCCTCTTCGTGCTCCCCGACGGCGAGAGCCTGCACGCCCTGTGCACCTACCTCGACATCGAACGGCGGTACACCGGCGCCCCGTTCTTCCTGCCGGAAATGAGCACCTGGACCAAGCTGGGCGCCGCGCTCGTACGCATCGGCAACCGCGAAATCGACCCCGGGTCACAGGCGTGAGCCGCCCCGCGGCGCCGCGGTTCTGCGCTGTGTGCTCCCGGCCCGTGAACGGCTACAGCCGGGACCGCCGGGTTTTCTGCCGCGAGCTGTGCAAATCCCAGTACCGCGGCGTCCGATCCGGCCGCGACGCCGTGATCGTCACCCTCTACTACGTGCTGCGCAAGAGACCGCGGGAGATCGCAGAGCTCTACGGAATCTCCCGCCCAACCGTGGACGACGCGCTGCGACGGCAGTAGTACCCTGACACAGTTTTCGACACGGCGAGGAAACCCAAGATGGCGATTCAGGCGGACGACGCCGCCCGGCAACACCTGACCGACCTGGTAGATCAGCTGCGGCAAGCGCGCAAAGCGCACGGCAACCTGACACAGGCCTACCTAGCCAAACTGCTCGGCGTCGCGACCGGATCTGTCCTGGATTGGGAAGCTGGCCGCGACAACCCCACAATGATCAACCTCGTGCGCTGGGCGGCAGTACTCAAGCTGTACCTGGAGATCACAGACCGCGCGGGGAATACACTGGAACAACCGTTCACCTTGGCGACCAAGTACCCGTGGGCGTTACATGAGTTGCATCGAATCGCGTTCACCCTGCGAAACGCACGGGTAACGGCCGGTCTCTCGCAGGCGTCCCTCGCCGCGACGCTAGGCATGAACAGAGCGACGCTGGTGCAGTGGGAGCTCGTGAAAGCGAACCCCAGACCCATCGGGCTCATCGCGTGGTCCCACGCACTGGACGCCGAGCTCCGACTACAGTAAAACGCGCTAGAATTCCCCTCGGGGCAAATACGCCCAAGGGGAGGGAACCCACATGGTCCTGATCATCACCGTCATCGGCGCCTTTTTCGGACTGCCATTCGGCCTGGGCATACGCCACCGGATGGACGCGAAGAGCCCCGACATCGCCCCGGCGCTGGTCGGACTCGTCATCCTGACGCTCATGGCAGGCGCCGGGTTCTTCACGTTCCTCGTCGCGCAGCAGGTCTTTTCCCAGCCGCTGCACTAAGCCCACCCGCCCGCGCCTCCAGGCCCTCGGCCAGGGCCGCCGCGCTACGCAGCTGGCCCCAGATCTCCGTCAGCGCATCCGGCGCACGATACTGCGAATACGCCCGCACGCCCGCGCCCAGTGCGTGCGGCAGGTTGTCGAGCCACCCGAGGATCTCCCCCTCGGACATCCCCGACACCCGGCGGCGCATACGCCGGTCACCCAGCGTCTCGCGCAAGCTGACCAGGCCACCCGAACGGCGCGTCTTCCACATCGTCATCCTCCAATTAGGCCACATCCTCCGCGCGAAACGCCTTGTGCCCCCGGAATCCGAGGGCGGTGAACGCGTCGGTCTCGTCAAATCCTGTCTTACGCCACCAGCCGAACACCAGCGCCCGGCGCCGCGGGATCCGCACCACCAGCGCCCGCGGCGAAGCCCGGTACGGCGGCTCGACCTCCTGGTGCCGTACACGGTAGGCGAGCGGGAACCCGGACAGAACCCGGGTACGCGCGATGAACGGCGTCATGCGTCCTCCTGCGTGGTGAAGAACCCGGTCGGCTGGAACTGGCGGTCCACCCGCGTGTACGGATAGGTGTCCAGCACCCGGTCGATGTACCGGCCCGGCGACGGCGCGCGCAGCATGTTCAGCCACACGGCGCGCGGCACGTCGTAGTACTCGTACACAGACCCGGCCGGTTCCCCGTCCGGCCAGTTCGGCGGCCGAAACCGGATACGCACCGTCTTAGCCTGCGAGTCGTACCCGGCGACCATCGCCCGGGGCCGCGACGGGTTCGAGGACCTGTCCGCCAGGTCGATCGGCATCAGCGTCGAGTCATCGCCCATCTGGGAGTACAGCAGTCCCCGACCGGTACGCGCGCGCTGGTTCGCCTGGTCGCGTTCACGGTACCGGGCGATGATCTCCTGCTGGGTGTCCACCGGCTGCTGCGAAACCGTACGCGGATGATCCCGGTTCCTCGCCACACCCTCCAGCGGCGTGATGCTCGCCTGGGGCTCGACCGGGAACTGGCGGATACGCCGCCCCGTCCCCGGGGTGCCGAAACCGCCGCCGGTCACATGCTTGTCGTACGCCGAGGTCGCGATGCCGCGTGCGCGCGGCGCGGCGATCGGCGGAACGGAGACGCGGCGCCGAGGCATCTCAGTCCTCCGCGTCCTCGTCCTCGTAGCCGTCGCCCGTGCAGGCGCAGTACGTGGATGTGCAGTCGAAGCACGCCATGCAGCAGCCGCACTCCTCGCAGAAGTCCTCGCCGCACTCGTAGTAGCGCATCTCAGCCACCATTCGCCGTCGGGCGGGTAGCCAGGTACCGGCGCCAGCACGACTCGCAATAGTGGATCAGGCTGTGCTTGCCGCCGCCGTCGGTCTCATGGACCGCGGGCGACTCGGGGTGGTTGTCGCAGAACGCGGGCGTCGGCGCGGTGGGTGCGGTGCGGCTTGCCATGGGCTCTCCCGGGGATGTCGGCTACATCCACCGTAGGCGCCACACTCAACACACTGGTATCACCTTGAGGCCACTGGCGACCGGCGAGGACACCGACGCGCCCATGCGCCGCCGGTGGGCACGGGCCATCGCCGCCTGCACCCCGCCGCCCAGCCCGAGCACCTCGTCCAGCTCGTAGAGCGCCGAGACCATCCCAGCCACCGAATGCGAGGCCGCTTCCAGGTCCATCCCGACTACGTCATCGCTCGCCGCCGCTTCCAGATCGCCGATCAGCGACCAAAGCGCGCCCACCAGCTGCTCCGTGTGGCTGGTGACGACCGTGGCCTGCCGGATGACCTGGCTGACCGCACCCGCCCGGTCCCCGGTGAAGTTGATCGGCGTGATGCCGTAGGCGGCGTGGAATTCGCGGGTGGCGGATTCAGGGTCGTACGGCATGGCGCGCTCCTCGGCTCGGGTCCTGTTCGGACCGTAACCGGCGGGCACGCGGGAGTGTGAGGGCTACTTCGCGCGGTTCTTCTCCATCTGTTCCCGCAGCAGCTCGATGACATCGGGTTCGGCGTGGCTGTCGATGTCGGCGGCCACGCCACGGAAAAGCCCGAAGAAGAGCTCCAGATCCCAGCGGGATAAAGCACCGGCCTTCGCCCGCCCCGCCTCACCCAGAAACATGCTCAGCGCCTGGCGCACCTCCGATATCGGCCACACGGTCTCGTCCGGCGCCGTGATCGGAGCCGCCGTCAACCAGGACGCCGACGCGGCGTTCACCACGAACGGCGCCAGCACCCGGTCCAGCTCCCGCCGGTGCCTCTTACACAGAAGCACCCACCGCGACGTCCCATCGAGGGCCAGGTAACTGCCTCGCGTGTCGAGCGTCGTACGCCCGCAATCGCTGCCATCCGAAAGTTTCCGCGTGCACCTGCCAAACGCCATCCCGGCTCCCACAATGAGTGATCGATTCCTGCGCCTGCGTAGTGTCGGTTTCAAAGTCTAGGACCGCCGGTGTCGGCAGACCCATGATGACCACGCCGCAGTCGGGGCACTGCCGCAGTTCCAGCGCGCCCTTCAGGACCAACTGAGCCGCCGCCGCCGCCAGCTCCCCGTCGCCGTATTCGTCGAGCAATCCGGCGTTGCCGCGCCTTGCCCTCAGCCTCAACACAACCTCCTCGTGCACCACAGTGCCGCCACTCAACACGCACATATGCTCGCCGTCACATATTTTCCGGCGCATTAGGCCGTTCGAGTGAGACCACCCGTTTGGCCCAACGCCGGACGCGATTTAGCGCCGTCCGGGAAATTCCCCCTAGCCTCGACGCCATGAACCCCACCACACATCTGGCCCCGGTAACCCGGCAGGAGGTACGCCCGACCCGGACACGCCGGGCAATCCTCTTGCAGGTCCTGGACGAGCGCGGCCTGCTGGACGTCGGCCTAACGGCGAGCGGCCTGGCGGACGGCACCCACCGCGCCGCCTTCGCCCCCCACGCCTCGGCCGCCAAGGCTCAGCGCACCCGCGCCTACCGCGTCAGCAGACTGACCTGGATGCACGTCGCCCGCGAGGCGTTTTTCAGCGCGCTGGAGGAGACCGACGAAATCGAGCTGCGCGAACGCCTGGTGTGGCTCGCTGCCGTCGTCCTGGCCTGGATCGAAGCAATCGACCGAAGGAGAGCCGCCCGTGGACGCTGACAAGGACACCTGCCAGCTGTGCGGCGCGGATCTGCGCGACAAGCCGATCCCGCCCGAGGAGATCGCCACCCAGGAGGAGTGGGACGACCCCGAGCGCCGCTTCGACAAGCCCTACGGTCCCGGCCAGACCCACTTCATGCATACCGTCGGCGTCGAAATCCAGGGCCGCTACGATGGCGTGATGTACTGGATGTGCCCCTTCTGCCGGGGGGCATGGAACCGCTGGCCGAAGGGGCACCACCGCCACGCCGAAGCGCAGGGCTACGTGGACGAGGTCAACAGGCGCGCCGCGGAGTCGAAGACGGCCAAGCATGACTGACGGCGCGACACACAGGGAGCTTACGTGACCGCGTACTTCGGAGAAGGAACCTACCTCGACGAGCTGCTGGCGACCTCCGATAATCGGCCGGTCGGTACGCCGGTCGGCGGACAGTGCTACGGCTGCCGGACGACGATCGTCCAAGGCGACCAGGGCTTCATCAAAGTGGCGAAGATCATGACCGCGGTCGGCCCGGCCGACGCGGTGATCGTCATACACCTGGAATGCGACTTCCGCGCCAAGGTCGGCTCCCTCGCGCACCGGGAGGGCCGCTGCGCCTGTGTGACCGGCATCCACGACCACAGCGAGCAGAGCCCGGCCGAGGCACGCGCTGAGGCTCTGGAGGTATGGCGTCGGCGCGACGAATGGAGAGAGCAGTTCCACAAGGAGTACGGAGGCTGAGCGGTGGAGAAGGCGCCGCCTCACTAGCGCGAACGGCTAGACCGGCGATGGTTGGTCAAGGGTCCGTAAAAACATCTCGGAAATTGTAAAATCTGTTCGAACGGCGTCGCGGAGTATTTTGCGCCAGGGTGCGCTTGGGATAACCTCTCGC